ACGGCGTGACGGGCACGCAGAAATCCGGGCAGCCTGGTGTTGGCACCGCGACGACGTATGCGACGGCGGATCTGTCCGCTTTGCTCTCCGCCGGCATTGACGTGATTGCGAATCCGCAGCCCGGCGGGGCGTATTGGGGCGTGCGTGGCGGTTTTAACACCTCGTCAAATCCCGCCACGAATGGGGACAATTACACCAGGCTGACGAACTACATTGCCGCCACACTTTCAACCGGCATGGGCATTTACGTGGGGCAGCTGGTGAACGCGACTTTGTTTCAAAATATTCGTGCGACGCTGCTGGCTTTTCTGAACGGATTGTTGAGCCAGGGGTTGCTCGACAGCACCACGGGTGCGGTGCCGTTTGCCGTGGTGTGCGACATTACGAACAATCCGGTTTCACGAACGAGCCTGGGTTACGTGCAGGCTGACGTGCAGGTGCAGTATCAGGCGATCAACGAGAAATTCATCGTCAACGTTCAGGGCGGCCAGACCGTGCAGGTCAGCGTGCAATCCGCGGCAAGTTAAGGAAGGACAGGGCAATGCCTTACAATACGTTTTCCATTGGCAGTGACTGCCAGCTTGTGGTGATGGGGCCGTTCGGCCGGGTGGATCTGGCGCATGTGACCGGGTTTGAAGCGAACCAGGTGACGATGGCGATCCGCGTGGACCGGCTGGACGGTGTGCAACTGGGGGCCGAGCTGCCGAAAGGCTGGTCCGGCACGTTCACGCTGGACCGCGGATCTCCGGCGGCGGATGATTTTATCGCCGCGATCGAGCAGGCCTATCTGGCCGGGCAGTCGATCCCGGCGGGCACGTTGTATCAGTACGTGAATGAACCGGATGGCTCGACCTCCACCTATCAGTTCAGCGGGGTGGTGTTTAAACTCACCTCTGCCGGCGCGTACCGGGGCGATGCGCCGGTCGCGCAGAAGCTGTCTTTCTATGCGTCGAGCCGGGCGAGCCTGTGATGGACCGGGTGATAACGGATAAAGCCGGCCGGCGGCTGACGCTGCGCAAGGTGGGGGTGCTGGAGACGCTGCGGCTGTATAAGGCGCTGGGTGCTTCATTGTCCGGCAATCCAGCTTATGTCGATCTAGCTGAACTTGCTGTTTCTGTATCGATGATCGACGATGTACCGGTGCCATTTCCGGTCAACGAGGCAGGCGTGGAGGCGTTGGTCGGGCGGCTGGGCGAGATTGGGATAGCCGCAGTCGCGGCGGCTGATGACACACAGCCATTTGAGCAGGTAGTTGCCGACGCGGGAAACTGACGCGGCACCCGGCACTGGTTGATTGTTTGTATCTGGTGCGGTGCGGGGTGCCATATGATGTGGCGTTTGGGTTGGATGATACCGAGCGGGTCGCCTATATCATCATTCTGGGACGTTTGGCTGGGCTGAGTTTCGATTGGCAGCGTATCAAGTGGAACGAAGAATAGGCTCATTGCTTTATGCCCGCAAAAGTTGTATTCTGGTAACTTACTGCCGCCAGATTCGGAGCGCGGGAGGGTTGTGCGATGAATCAAGGCAATCACGATCGGATCTTACGCGGTCTGGCTCCTGCCGCAATGCTTCTTTGCTGCATCACGACGACGACACATGCCTCAACTGACGACGGTCCTTTCAACGAATGCCTGCAGGTATTGGCATCGGATTCAAATGTTCTAAAGGGCCAAATCTGGCACACCACGCCGCTTGATCCGATGCTAGAGCGAGCCGAGAGCGCGCTGCTTTATGGCGATAAAATTGTTCGTTGGACGGACCATGAAAACGCCAATGGAACGCGAACGGTTGTGATCATGGAAAGAGCGGATATTCCACAGCCAGAGGATGATCCGGACGGCTTTGACGTCTTCATCGAAAGTCGTGGTAAAGTTAGGTCAATGGCGAATGTGTCGGCTAATGCTTTCGCATTTTCAAAGAATTCGAATGACGGTGTTTCCGGATTGTTCTGGTGTCAGTGGGACCGAATATATAAGGAATGGGTCTGGTATAGAGATAACTGGTTTTAAAGATCTTCTTTGGGGATTATGATGAGCGGTCGCAGGTTTCCCAGCAGCCATTTCGATGAATTTGCGGCGGCTCTGCGTCAGCGAGAGTCTACACTCGATTGTGGTAGTACAGGGCCCGCCCCGAACGCCACGAACCTAAACTATCAGCATCTGGGTGCGTACCAGATGGGGTATCAAGCACTGGCCGATGCAGGGTTCATTGACGGAAAGACAGATTTGGCGAAGCCAGCATGGACGCCATTCGCCAAATCACTCGGTGTGGATTCGGTTCAGGCGTTCCTGGCGAACCAGAAAGCACAGGATGTTGCCGTTCAGCGATACGCCGCGGCGAACGATCATTATCTGCGGAACTACAAGGCTGATATTGGGAAGCTGATTACCAGCAAGGTGACCGGGATTCCGGTATTTGTCACCGAATCCGGGATGTTGGCCGCGGCGCATTTGCGCGGATATCCCGCTGTCGAGGAATTTCTTACTTCAAAGGGTGCAGTTGATCGAGAAGACGATAATCACGTCCATATCTCCGAGTATATGGCGGCGTTGGGTGGTCATGGGTTCACATTTGACAGTTCCGGAACGCCAGTGGATACGCCGGACACGCTGGCGCCGCTGATTGCACCGGGCGTGCTCGCCGCGGCCCGCGTGAAAGCGGCGCGAGAAGCGCACGAAGCGGAAGCAGGGCAAGGCAGTGCAACAAATAAAAGGAGCAAGCAACAGGCACCCGTGGCGCCGTTCAAGCAACGGCCGCGTCTCAAAAAGACAATTCGATCGACCCTGCGGTCCGGTGACGATGGTGCGCCCGAGGGCACGACGAGACACTGGGCGTTTGCTGATACTATTACCCATTTGCTGTCGCAACGGCGTGAATCACGTCTGGCGGTGCAGTCTGGCCGGTCCATCATGTCTACGATCCGAAACAGGTTGCAGACCAGAACAGCCGCGCGGCAGAGTTATCATAGCATGACCTCCGGCGCTTCTGGCAGTTCCAGGAACGCGCCAACGCCGGGCTTCCGGCCGGTGGATTGGAAAACATCGCAATCAACCCTCGCGGAACTTGGGTTGAACCACGCTACGCCCGCGGTTTACAGACACCGGTATTCAGGTAAGCGGGACGCAAGCTCGACCGCCATGACCGACCGGCCGACACTTGCCGCGCGTGTGAATCGGCCATCAATGCCAGTTTTTGCGCCGACGGGCAGTGCTGGCAGGTACGAAACGCGAACTGCTGCCCAGGCTAAATCGCTGGTTCAGGATGCCAACGCGGAAGCCAGCCCAGGGCCTCGGAGGCCGGACTTCGTAACCGGGAATGCGGTTGATCGTAGGCAATTCGGGCAGGCCCTGACTGAATATTTTGACCAGCAGACGAGGTTGCCGCCGTCCGGAACCACAGGGTTCGATCCGCGGCTGACGCCGGCCTGGGCGGGGCAGACGATGACAGGATAGAGGCGCCCGCAATCTATACTGAATTTCGATGCCTGGATCAGCTTGAGGAAAATGATGAGCAACGTGGTTGTCACCCTTGGCGGCGTGTCATTCCAGGATTTTGAGGTGCCGGAGAAGATATCTTTCGGCGGCACGCAGCGCCTGGCAGTGCAGGAGCTGATCGGCGGCGGCCGGGTGGTGGATGCGCTGGGCTATGACGATGGCGAGATCAGCTTCAGCGGCATATTTGCGGGCAGCGACGCGGCGCAGCGGGCGCAGACATTGGATACGGCACGCGCGGCGGGCGCGGTGCTTGCTTTGTTCTGGGACCAATATTTTTACAATGTGGTGATCGCGGAATTCGCGGCCGATTATGAAAAGCCGTGGTGGATACCATTCGCCCTTCGCTGCATCGTCGCGTCCGATCCGGCGATCGACAATGCCGTTACGCCGGCGGCATATTTGGTCAGTAACGACATCTCAGTGGTCACATCGCTGTTGGGCCAGGCCGGTCTCGTCCTTGGCGGTTTGACCAACCCCACAGTGGCGGGGCTTGCCACCGCGCAGGGCCTGGTTGCCGCCGATATCACCACCGCCGGCATGGCGCTGGACAGCAGTGTGGGCGCCGTGGCGGGCGCGGCGGACGCGGCATCCGGCATCGCGGCGGTGAATCAGATGACGGCAAATTCGGCCGTGCTGGCGGCGGCATCCGGGATGAGCGGCTATCTCAACCGCGCGGCGAGCAATTTGGCCGGGGAATTGTTATGAGCATACAGGTCATCACGGTTGCCGGCGGGAATCTATTTGCGCTTGCGGCGAAATATCTGAATGACGCGACGCAGTGGATCCGCATTGCGCAAGCCAATAATTTGCGCGACCCGGTGTTGAATGGCGTTGTCACGTTGACGATTCCGCCGGTGAATGCGGCGGCCGGAGGTGGCATTGCCAGTTAACCAACCGCGGATTCTGGTCTTGATCGATGGTTTGCCGGTGCCGGGCGCGACCGCGCTGGATATTGAAAGCGTGGCCTGGTTCTCGGCCGACAGATTCCGCATTGAGTTCGCGCTTGGCGCCGCGCCGCAGACAAGTACGGCATTCTTCGCGGGGCTGGAGGCGCAGACCATCACCATTGATGTCGCGCTAAGCGGGGCGGGATTTGTCAATCTGCTGATCGGTCAGATTGATAATATCCGCCTCGATCTGAATGAAAACATCGCGTCCCTGTGCGGGCGGGACCTGTCGGCAAAACTGATCGACACCGAGATTGCCGAGACGTTCGCGAACCAGACGGCGAGCCAGATTGCGCTGACCATCGCCGCGCGCCACGGCCTTAACGCCAATGTGATAGACACGAGCACGCCGGTGGGGCAATATTACGAGCTGGATCACGCCCGCAGCACGCTGGGCGCCAATGCCCGCGCCAACACGGAGTGGAATTTGCTGAGCTGGCTCGCGCAGATTGAGAATTTTGCGCTATCAGTCGCAGGCACGACGTTGAATTTTGGGCCGCCACCGTTGCCGATACCAGTTTTTTTCACGCCGCGAAATTTTATGGTCCTGACCCTGGATACCGCCACGACGATTCCGGCCACGGCCACGGTGAAATCCTGGAACACCCGGAACAAGATGGTGAACACGCAGACCGCCGGGTCTGGAACCGGTATATCGACGACGATGATCCGGCCCAACCTGACACAGGCGCAGGCTGAGACAATCGCGACAAATCATTTGGCGGTTCTGGCGCGGCATACCACAATCCTTACCGGGACAATGCCGGGCGATCTTGTGCTTGCACCCGCGGCGCAGATTCTTCTGGGCGGCACGGAGTCGGCTTTGGATCAGCTGTATACGGTCGATGCCATTACGCGCTCAGTCGATGCGCGCCGCGGGTTCACGCAGACGGTCCGCGCTTATGCGTTGGCGGCCTGAAGGTAAAGGATGGACCGATTTTGGAATACCGTGAAAGCTCGCGCCGGCGGGCTGGACGGCATGGCGGGCGTCGCGCGCTTTGGGCTGGTATCCAGTTTTGATCCGGCGTCCTACGCGGCAAAAGTCTTGATCCAGCCGGAGAACGTGTTGAGTGGCTGGCTGCCGGTCATCGCCGCCTGGGTCGGCGCCGGTTGGGGCCTGGCGGCGCCGTTATCGCCTGGTGATCAGGTCCTGGTCATCCCGCAGGAGGGTGATTCCGAACAGGGCGTGATCATCGGCTGCGTCTGGTCGGCTGTCGACACGCCGATGAACGTTCCCGCGGGCGAATTATGGCTGCGGCACCAGAGCGGGAGTTTTCTGAAGTTGCATAATGATGGCACAATCGCGTTGCAGGCGCCGACGGTGAACATCACGGGCAACCTTGTCGTCACCGGCAATATATCGGACCAGAACGGCGCGCATGGGACGCTGGCCGCCTTGCGCAACGCCCATGACACGCATGTGCATGACGATCCGCAGGGCGGCCAGACCGGCCTGCCCACGGTGACTGTATAATGGCTGATCTAGCCTCGCAGTTTGGCGGCGATCTTTCGCTCGCACCCACCGGCGATTTGGCCGTGACAGACGGACCCGCGTTGACAGAGCAACGCATTTTGCGCCGCCTGCTGACGAATGCCGGCGATTATATCTGGCAGCTCAACTACGGCGCCGGTCTTGGGCAGTTTGTCGGCCAGCCCGGCGTGGTAACCGCCATCTCCGGTGTCGCGCGCGCGCAAATGCTGTTGGAGTCCGCCGTCGCGGCGACACCGGCGCCGATGATCACGACGGCCGCGGCCAATGACGGCACGGTCACGTTGACGCTGCGCTACGCTGACGCCGCAACCGGGCAGACAAATCTTCTTTCGTTTTCCATATAGGGTCCCATGCAATTATCATTGCAGAATTTCGCCACTTTGGTGGAAAATATGGCTGCTGCCGTGCAGGGCGCCGCGCAGCAATTGCTGGACCTGACGGTCGGTTCCGTCTTGCGGGCGATCCTGGAAGCCAACGCATCGCTGGCTCTGTGGTTGCAATGGCTGATCGTCCAGGTCCTGGCGACGACAAGGCTGGCCACCAGCACGGGCACGGATTGCGATTCGTTCGGCGCGGATTTTGGCTTTACGCGGCTGGCCGCCGTGGCGGCGACGGGTGCCGTCACGTTCTCGCGTTTCACGCCCAGCGTCACGGCGTTCATTCCGGTCGGCACCAACGTGTCGACATCCGACAACACGCAGAGTTTCATGGTGATCGGGGACACGACAAATGCGGCGTTCAGCCCGGCGCAGGATGGCTATAACCTGGCGGCGGGCGTTGCCAGCCTCACCGTTGCCGTGGCCGCCAACACGGCGGGCAGTGCCGGAAACGTGCAAGCTGGCGCCATCAGCCTGTTGAGCTCCGCGGTCGCTGGTGTTGATACCGTCACGAATGGGTTGGCGCTGAGTGGCGGCATGGATGCGGAATCGGATACCGCGTTCCGCGCGCGCTTCGGCAACTACCTCGCCAGCCTGTCAAAGGCGACGAATCTCGCGATCGGCGAGGCGATCGCCAGCATTCAGCAAGGCTTGACCTATGCGATTGCCGAGAATGTCGACCAGACCGGCGCGCTGCTGATGGGCAATTTCATCGTCACGGTGGATGATGGCAGCGGCGATCCGCCGGCCGGCCTGCTCAGCGTGGTGCGGCAGGCGGTGGATGCCGTGCGGCCGGTTGGCTCAAGTTTTGCCGTGCAGGGACCGGTGGTGAGTGTCGCCGACGTCTCGATGATACTGACGACGGCGGCCGGCGCCTCGCATTCAGCGGCGGTCGCGGCGGTGGCGGCCGCGGTCGAGACCTATATCGCCGGCCTCGGCGTCGGCGCCACGCTTTGCTACACGCGGCTGGCCCAGCTGGCTTATGATGCTTCAAGCGCCGTCATCAATGTCTCCACGGTTCTGCTGAACGGCGGCACGGTGGATTTGGTGCCGCCGGTATTCGGCGCCGTCGTCGCCGGCACGGTCGCGGTGGCGTAGCCCAAGTGACCGGCGACATGAACGATATGCTGGGCCGGCTCAAGCTGGTCCTGCCGGCGCGCTGGTTTGCCGATACGACACCAGTGCTGGATGCCGTGCTGACCGGCCTGGCGACCGCCTGGAGCGGCCTGTACGGCTTGTTGCTAACGGTTGGCGCGCAGGCGCGGATTGCCACCGCGGGCGGCATTTTTCTGGATATCGCCGCGGCCGATTATTTCGGTTCCGCGCTGCCACGCCGCGATGGTGAGGGAGACGCCGCCTTCAGCGCCCGCATCCGCGCGAATCTGCTGGTGCCGCGCGCCACCCGCGCGGGCCTGGAACAGGCTTTGACCTCCCTCACCGGACGCGCGCCGGTGATATTTGAGCCGCGCAATCCGTCCGATACCGGCGGTTATAACGAATATATGCTCGGCTATAACGTATCTGGCGGCTACGGGACGATGAACCTGCCCTTTGCCTCCTTTGTCACGGCGTATCGTCCGAACGCGACGCCGGTCAGCAATGCCGGCGGTTATAATTTTGGCCCCGGCGGCTACAATACCGCGCCGATGTTCTACGCCAATACGAGCAATAATTCCGGTGCGATCGACGACGCGGATATTTACGCCGCCGCCGCCGCGGTCATGCCGACGGTGGCCATCGCCTGGATGAATATTTCCAACTGAGGATCAGTCATGGATCGTAACATCGTCTATCCCGGGAGCATCCCGATGGATACGGATATTCTTGGCCTCAATCGTCACGCCATGGTCGGCATCGCGGCACTCACCGGCGCTGTTCTTGGCAGTGGCATCGTCGTGGATGGGATGGCTTGCACGCCGTCTACGCCGAATTCGCTGACGGTTTATGTCGGGCCTGGCAGCATTACACAGTTTTCGCCGCTTGATGCCGATGCTTACGGTTCACTGCCCGCTGATACCACGGATCAGATCGTCAAGACCGGCATCAACCTGGCGACCACCAGTTTCACGCTAGCCCCGCCGGCAACACCCGGGCTGTCGGTGAACTATCTGATCGAAGCGACCTTTGCCGAAACCGACACGACGCCGGTTGTCCTGCCCTATGTCAACGCGGCGAATCCCACGCAGCCTTATTCAGGCCCGGATAATTCCGGAACCGCGCAGAACACGCAGCGCATTCAGCGCGTTCAGTTGCAGTTAAAGCCGGGTGCCGCCGCCCTCACCGGTACGCAGACAACGCCGGCGGTCGACAGCGGCTGGGTCGGCCTCTACGTAATCACCTTGAACAACGGCCAGTTGGCGATCAGCGCCAGCGAAATTTTGGTCGTGGCCGGGGCGCCATTCATCAACTTCAAGCTGCCCAGCCTGCGGCCCGGCTTCGCCAGCATGCAGGTGTTCACGTCATCGGGGAATTTCGTCGTGCCCAATGGCGTCAGCGCGGCGCGGGTTTCGGTGATCGGCGGTGGTGGGTCGGCCGGTTACCACGGCACGTTGCCGGGCGCGGGCGGCGGTGCCGGTGGCGAGGCGATCGGGATCATCGGGGGCCTCACCGCCGGGCAAAGCATTGCCGTGACGGTCGGTGCCGGCGGTGCGGCGCCCGCTGCCCCGGCAAATGGCAACTCCGGCGGCACGTCAAGCTTTGGCACATTCATGAGTGCCACCGGCGGCAGCGGCGGCGGCGGCGGTACGGCCGTGCTATTTGCCATGGCCGGCGGCGCGGGTGGTGCCGGCGTTGGTGGTCAGGTGAACCGCGGCGGTTCGATGGGCAGCGATTCAATTGTCGTCGCCTCGCGCGGCGGCGATGGCGGCGGCCCCGGCAACGGCCGGGCGGCCAGCGGACCACAGAGCGGCTTCTCGGCCACCGGCTATGGCGGCGGCGGCGGCGGTGGCGGTGCCTCCACGGGCACGGGCGCCGCGGGGTTTCCGGGCGGCGCCGGCGCGCCTGGCATCGTGATCGTCGAATACTAGGAGTGCTTCATGGGAACCCCCGCCAATCACACCTGGCTGCCGTCGAACGCACGGTATCTGCAGATCGACGGTTTTGTACCAACGCCGCGCGGCCCGCAGATACCGCCCGCATTGCCGTTGCAATGGCCAAACAAAGACCCCGGCGACACGCTGGATTATGTGTTCGACATCGGGCCGGCGCTGACCGCCAATCCTGGTGATTCCATCAGCACGTTGGACGTGGCGATCAACCCGGACAATCCGGGTGATCTTACGCTCGCCGCCGCGACGGCGGATGGCACGCGCGCGGTGCTGTGGCTGACCGGCGGCCAGGCGCCGACCACCTACACCGTCACGGTGACGGTCACCACCACCGGCGGCCGCACGCTGGGGCGGGATATCAGCCTGCCGGTCGTAACACTGGCGAGCGTCCCCACCGCTACCGCCGACCTGACCACGCCGGGCGGTCAACCGCTGACGGATCCGAGCGGTTCTCCCTTGTCAATTTCCTGAGGTGCAAGAATGCCGACAATTGGACAACTGCCGCCGGCCACCTCGGTGTCCGACACGGATGAATTGCCGATCTTCCAGAATGGCCAGACCCTGGCGGCGACCCGCGCGCAAGTGCTCGCCGGCGTGCAAACGGCGCTGAGCCTGCCGCAGAACACCCTGCTCGGTGGCGTCGGTCCTGGCAATGCGGCACCGGTTCCCATTACCATCGGCGCCAATCTGGCGCTGGCGGGTAGCATCTTGTCCGCCACCGCGACGCCGTTTCAGATCGCGTCGTTGAGCACAGGCACGCCACCTGGCCCAACCGATATCGTGCCGCTCGGCCAGGGCGGCAATAATGTCGGCGTGTCTTACGCGAATTTTCTGAGTTCGATGGGGAGTGTCGCCGGTTTGCCCGGCGGCGCCCTGACCGCGACCGCGAGCGGCGCGACCACGTCGCGAACGCTTGACGCCATCGCGGCGAACGCCGTGGCGATCGAGGATTTCGGTGCCAAGGGTGATGGCGTGACGGATGACAGCGCGGCACTGCTGGCGGCGGTCGCATCCGGCAATCCGGTGCGCTTTCGCCCGGTGACCTACGCCATCGCCGGTGAATGCGATATTTCGGGCGGCGCCTGCACCATGCTGGGCGTGCCGGGTTTGACCATCCTGACGCGCTCGGCGCAGTCCAGGTCCGGCACCGCGCCGGCGCCCGCCTGGATCAGCATCGCCGCCAGCGTCGCCACCATCGACGGCATTATTTTCGATGCCAATGCCTCGATCTCGGTCAACTCATTTGCCGTCGCCGTGCAGGCAACCTGCATAAAATCCACCATCACGCGTTGTGTCTTCCGCAATGCGCAAGGCTCGGCGGATAGCTCCGGCCTCGCCTTCATCGCCAGCGATCCGGCGATCACGCAACACGAAGTCGATCATTGCGAGTTCACCGGCAATTTCGCCGATGGTCTGTATTCGCAGGCCATCGACTCGTTGAGCATCACCAATTGCCGCGCGCATGACAATGGCAGCAACGGGATTCAGCTCGACAGCCAGGACCCGGCCTTCGTCCTCAAGATCCGTGGGCCAAAAATCGTCGGCAACACGTGCTGGAATAACAGCGTCGGGATCATCGTCGGCAACTTCAACGCGACAAATAGCAACCCCATCATTTACGGCAATGCCAATCCGGATGTGCTGGCCGCGCTGATCGCGTCCAACAACTGCTACAGCAACCGCGATTATGGGATATACATCTCCGGCCGCAACATCCTGGTGACAGGCAACCTGTGCACGAACAACAGCGCGGTATCCGGCAGCGGTGCCGGCATATTGTGCGATACCGGGTACTGCAAGGTGATCGGCAACATGGTCAATGGCGCCTCCGCGTTCGGGATCGATTGCGGCGGTTCGATTTACACCGAGGTTGGCAATAACTATGTCAATGGCTCCCTGGTTGGGATCAACATCGGCGGCGGCCAATACTGCACGGCGCGGGATAATTTCATTCAGGATTGTACAGGCGTCGGCTTCTCCATTCAGAATGTGGAATCCGATGGCAACGGCAATAATTTTGGCCTGACCTGTACCGACCTGTCGATCATCGGCAATTGGATCTATTACAGCGGCAACGTGGTCGCCATTCTGATCCGCGACGCGCCGCAGAATCTGTTGATCGAAAATAACGTCATCGTCGGCAACGCCAATGCCAACCTGACCGATGCGATTTCCCCCTATACCAATAGCGCGATCATCCGCGGCAATCTGCTGAACATGTCGGCAAGCTGGCCGGTGAATCCGATCAGCGTCAACGGCGTTTACACGCTGACGGTGCCGGACATCGTGGACACGGTGAACATCACCCAATCGACGGCGCCGATTGAAAGCATGACCACGCTGCAGAGAACGCAGGCCATTGGCCAGGTCTGTTTCGCTCAAGTGACCAATGGCGGCAGCGGCTATACCAGCGCGACCGTCAGCTTTGCCGGGACCGGCAGTGGCGCCGCCGCGATTGTCTGGTGCTATGGCGGCAAAGTGATCGGCATTCAAATGTCCAGCTTTGGCTCCGGCTATGGTCCCGGCACCACCTGCACGATCAGTGGCACCGGCACCGGCGCCACGGCGACGGTCCAGGTTGGTCTGCCGGTTCTGCAGAACCGCGAACTGACCGTTGATTGCCTGACGCCGGTTAGTTTCGCCGCCGCTGGCAGCGCGCCGGCGCAGACGAACTGGACCGGCGCGCCGATCACCATTCCCGCCGGTGCCACGATTGACTGGGTCGGCAATGCCGGCGGCTGGCGGGCCGCGCGGTTTACCCAGAGCGACTACGTCTCACCGAACGGCGATGGCAGCCTGACATTGCGGACGCAATCCGGCGACATCTCCTTGCATCCCGCCGGCACCGGCGTGGTTCGCTTTCTGTCGGACACGGAATCCGTTGGCGCGGTAGATCTGATCGGCCGCGGGTCGCCTCTGAGTACAGTGTCGGCGCCAGCCGGGTCGACCTTCCGCAATCTGAATGGCGGTGTCGGCAGTACCTTTTGGGTCAAACAATCAGGCACCGGCAGCAGCAACTGGGTTGCGGTAGCGTAAGGAAAAACAGTCCATGACAACGATACCCCAACTGCCGCCGGTCACCACGGTCGGCAGCGGCGACCTGTTGCCGCTCAGCCAGGCCGGCCTGCTATACGCCGTCACCGTCTCGCAACTCACCGGCAACCTGCAGCCGGTCATCACCGTGCCGACCGGCGACCTGCTCGGCCGGATGAGTGCTGGCGCCGGCGGCCCGGAATCGATCACGGTCGGCACCGGCCTTGCCATGATGAGCGGCGATCTGGTTGCCAACGGCACCGATCATGCCGGCTTTCTGGTGCAGGGCACATTCGCGCTGACGGATCAGCTCGTGATCAACGCGGACAATGCGCCGGGTTTGTTGCCGGTCACCGCGATGCGCGGTCTGTTCAGCGCGGGCAGCGGCGTGGTGATCGACAGTAACGGCGTGATCAGCGTGACGGTCTCCTCGATCGCCGGTCCGGCCGGTCCGCAGGGTGCTACCGGCCCAGCTGGTCCGACCGGTCCGGTGGGGCCCACCGGACCGGTCGGATCGGGTCTGGCGGCGCCGGCCGCCGGTAATTCCGCGAGTTCGATCGGCGCCTCGGATTACGTGGCGATCTGGCAGAACGGTGCCACGGCATGGATGCCCTACGGGCAGTTTCTCGGTGGCCAGACCATCGACCAATTGCCGGCCGCTGGCCCGGCGGCGGATGGCGATGAATTGCTGGTCGCTCAGGGCAGCACGTCACTCAGCACCCAGAGTTTCGCGGCGGTCTGGACCTATGTGCAGGCGAAGCTGCCGATTTTCCAGCCCGAAGTGGTTGAGCTGACCACCAACACGGTCCTGGACTCCACCAATCACAACGGCCGCATTCTGGTGGCCAGTCAGCCGATCACGGTGAGTGCGAACTTCGCCAATACGGGGGCGGGTTTTTCCTGTACGCTGATCAATCTGGCGGCGGGTTCCGTCACCATGGGCACCGGCATCACCTCCGGCTCCGGCAGCGCCACCCTGCCGCCGGGCGCCAACGCGGCTTTATACGGGCTGGCCTATTCCGGCGGCTCGCTGGTCTGGTGGAGCGGGATCGTTCAGAATGCGCCCACGCTGACGGTGTCCACCATCACCGCGCCGGCACCCGGCGTCGCCTTCACCGTCAGCGGCGGCATCTTCAACGATGCGCCGACGGCACTGGATTATTCCACCAATGGCGGCACCAGTTGGACCGCCGCGTCTAGCCCGGTCATCTCCGCCAATGCCTATAGTTTCAGCGTCCCGGGTCTCGCTGCCGGGACCTATACCGTTCATGTGCGTGACCATGCCAACACCGCCGTGACCGGCACCTCGAATACATTCACCGTGACACCGCCCGCCATCAGCCTGAACGCCGTGCCGGCGAGTGCCACGGTAAATAACCCGATCGCGTTGTCGGGCGCGGTCTCACCCGGCAATGTGGCGGTGCGGGTTGGGCTTTCCAGCAGTGCCACCATTGCGCCGACGGTCTGGCAAGCCGCTACCGTGACGAGTGGCGCATGGACCGCGAGCCTGACGCCGAGTGCCGCCGGAACGGTTTTTGTCTGGGCGCAACAGACCAGCGACACCGCCGTGCAGGCGGTCTCCACGGCCATCAGCATCGCTGCCGCGAGCCTGTCCATCGTGGCGCCTGGAACCGGCACGGCGGGAACCGCGTTGACCGTGACCGGCACCGTCAGCCCCGCCGCCGATGCCGTGAACGTGCAGCTCGCCACGCAAAACGCCACGGCGCCAACCGGCGGCTGGACCGCGGCGAGCAATAGCTCCGGCAACTTCACCGGATCACTGACGCCGGCCGCCGCCGGAACGTACTACGCCTGGGCGCAGGACCCCACGACCGGGTTGACCGCGGTATCCGCCGCCATCTCCGTTTCGGCTGCCGTCACGCCGGTCACGTACAGCATCAACAACCCAGGCGGTTCCTACGCCCATGGCTCCGGAACCATCACATTGAACGGCAGCATTTCGCCCGCCTCGGGGCAAGCCATTCAGATCGCGATGTCCACGTCCAATACCGTGGTGCCGACATCTGGCTGGAACAGCACGGTCTTCTTTTTCTCCAGCAACACGGTGTGGGGCTGTTTCTACAACACCCCGGCGGCGGCGGGATCGTATTACGTCTGGCTGGAAACCACCTCCGGCGGCGACCAGACGGTCAGCAGTTTCACCGTGACCGTGACCTGAAGCAACACGATGACCCTGCTCTTCACCACGCCCGGCGGCCCGCTGCTGACCGGGGCGGCCACCCGCGCGTTGATCGCATCCCTGCCGGACGGCGGCACGCCGCCCAGCGGCGCGTTCTCCGGCCCGTATCCATCCGCCATCACCGGCCTCTCCGGTTGGTGGGATGGCGGCCTGCTGAGCGGGCTGCTGGATGTCAACGGCATTCCGCTGACCGTCAGTAACGCCGTTGTCGGTTCTATCTCCGACAAATCCGGTAGCAACCAGCCGTTGACGCCGTTCCACGTCAGTTACGATACATCGCCCGCGGCCACCTTCGCGACCCCGCGTGTGAACGGCTTTCTCGGCGCGGTCGGCGCGCCGGATCCGGCCATCGTCAGCTATGGGCCGAGCCTGGATCCGGATTGGGGATTGTCCCATCCCGGTTTTGAACTCGGCTCAGGTGCCTCCTGGACGCGCTATCTGGTCTGGACCCGGCCGAACTGGCGGCAAGGCACGTATTATGTGAACAACAGCCCGATCCCGCTGCTCCGCTGCACCGCCTCCGGCACCACGATTCTGCAAGCCGACAGCGCCGAGGGCAGCAATCTCACTTTGTTTCCCGGCACCAGCAGCCAACTGGTCCTGAGCGGCACCCTGGCGCGCCGGCACACCCACGCGATCATACTGCGCAACACGCCTGGCCTGGGCGTGGACGCTTGGCTGGACGGCGTGCAGGTGGCGACGCATGTGACCAACCCGCTACCGGCCAGTGCCAACGCGCAGGTCCTGCTGCTACATGACGGCACGCTGCAAGGTTCCGCGCAATGCTGGTTTCATGAAGCCGCCACCTGGGAGCGCGCGCTCTCCAGCGCCGACATCACCACACTGATCGCCTGCCAGGCGCGCTGGGTGCTCGGGACCCGCAAAGGCGTCAACCTGCTGGTCATGGGGCAAAGCAACGCCGCCTGGTTCATCAATGCCGGCGGCCCGCTGGCGCTGGCCCAGGGTGTCGCTTGGTATCTCGGCGCCGCGGCTTACGCCTATACTTCCGTCATCGCCGGCAGCTATGTCGCGCCGCCACGCTATTCGGTGATTTCCGGCCACCCGATTTCCAACTCCTCGCCGCCGCTGTTTCCGCCCGGTCTTGATAATGGCACGTTTCTGACCAATCCGGGCGATGGGTCGAGCCCCGCCACCTGGTCCGGCGGACCGGACTTCACCGCGCTGACCGACATGCTGACCGGCGGCAGCGCGCTGGTCTCCGCCGTCGATGAATCGGACATCGCCTTCCTGATCTGGCCGTGGTCCGAGCAGGACAGCACGATGCCCTATTCGAACAAATCGCTGTACGAAGGCTCGGTGCTGCAACTGCTCTCGCTCACGCGCGGTCTGTTTGGCCGCTCCGCCGCGGCGATGCCGCTGCTGGCCTGGAACGCGATTCCGTATGAGACCAATGCCGGCGTGCAGATGGTGCGCGAATCAATCGCCGATCTGTCGGCGGTCAGTGCGAATAACATCGTGGTTTTCGCGGCACAGACGGCGGACTCGAATCCGTTGAATGCGGCCTATAATCCCGCGACCGGAATTTTCACCGGCGGCGACCCGGAACATCGTGACCAGCCGGATCTGCTCCGCTACGGCCGCATCGGCGCGCACGCCGCCGGCCGCGCGGCCTTCGCCATGGGTCTGGCGGATACCATCCCCGCCAGCGCCTTGCCCGCGAGCGGTTTGCCGGCGCAAGGCGGCCCGCGCATCACCAACGTCTACCGGTCTTCCAATACCGAAATCATTTTGACCGTGCTGCATGATTGCGGTGACGATCTGATCGTGCCGCTGCAGGCCGCTAACGGCGCCGGGTTTGCCGTCATGGATGGCGGCAGCGTCGCCAGCCCCGGCAATATCGTCACCGCGACCGCCGCCGCGCGGGTGGATGCCACGCATGTCTCGGTGACACTCGCAGCGGCGATCACCAACCCTTCCGCGGATGTACTGTTTTTCTACCCCTATGGTAGCACCCAGATCGGCCGCGGCGATGCGGTGACGGACAACGCCGCCACCCTCACGCCGCCGGCGAACTGGAATATCGGCAACGACCTTGGTGCCGCATGGCGCCTGAACTTGCCCCTGCAAGCGACATTCTACCCGATCACGCTCTCCGACACGCTGACCTGAAGGAGACCCGCATGGAACAAGATGCCGTCGCCGCCTTGCGTGCGGATGTCGCCGCCTTGCGCGGCGACGTCATGGAAATCCGCCAGGATATCGGCAGCCTGGAGGCGAAGGCCGATTCCTTCGAAGCCTGGCGCGTGCGCTACCTGGTCCAGGAAGATCAGCTGAT